GCGGTCGATGGGACGCCGTTCGGCGTGTGGATTCGGAAGTGGGAAAACACAAAGCCCATTCCAGAACCAGACCCGGAGCTGAAGGATGTGGACGGAATTGTCCGCTACATCACGGTTTGGTTCCTGGGTCACCTTTGCAAAATGCTTGGCATCAAGAATACATACTGCAAGCTGTATGAAGATGAAATTGCCAAGATGCGCATTGAACGACCTGAATATGAGGACGAAGATGACGAAACAATGTTTAACGACATTTTCAGTTCGGACAAGGCAGGCGTGACTGAGTGACGCGACAAGAGCGCATTATGAGTGGCGCCGCCGTATGGTGCGCCTACTACCGAGCGAACCCCCATCGGTTTGCAAAGGACTACCTGCACCTTGACTTACATCTTTTCCAAAAAATTCTGCTGGTAATGATGAATGTCTCTACGACATTTGTTTTTATTGCGAGTCGAGGTCTTGGCAAAACATTTTTGTCGGCAATCTTCTGCTGCATCCGCTGTATTTTATACCCAGGTACAAAGATATGTATCGCCTCCGGTACACGGGGTCAGAGTATCAATGTGCTTGAAAAGATACAAACAGAATTGCGGCCATGTTCACCGGAGCTGTGTAATGAGATTGACGATAAGCAGACCAAGATAAATGCGACCAATGCACAGATTGTTTTTAAGAACGGTTCGTTTATTAAGGTCGTTACTGCCAGCGATAATGCACGAGGTAATCGTGCCAATATTCTGCTGATTGATGAGTATCGCATGGTCTCCAAGGATATTATTGATACGATTCTCCGAAAGTTCCTGACGAATCCGAGACTTCCCGGATACCTGAACAATCCCGCCTACAAGCATTTGGCAGAGCGCAATAAAACGCTGTATCTTTCTTCTGCTTACTTCAAAGACCATTGGTCTTATACCAAAGCTGAGGATAATTGCCGATTTATGCTGGACGATAAGCGAAAGGACTTTGTGTGTGGATTCCCGTATCAGCTGGCAATTCAAGAGGGGCTACTGTTCAAAGAGGATGTGGCAGACCAGATGGCAGAGTCTGACTTCAGTGAAGTGAAGTGGAGCATGGAGATGGACGCCCTTTGGTTTGGCGACACTGACGGTTCGTTCTTTGAGTTCAACTCTATCTCGAAGAACAGGCGTATTAAATATCCCATGCTACCCGAGAGGGTCTCAGTTCTTCTTGGCAACAACAAAATCAAAATTCAACCCAAGCAGCTTGGTGAAAAACGAATCTTATCTGCGGATATTGCGTTGATGTCCAGCAAAAAGCATAACAACGATGCGACGGCTGTGTTCATCAACCAGATGCTTCCAACCAAATCCGGAAGGTACACAAGCAATATCATTTATGGTGACTCCTCAGAGGGACTTCATACAGAAGACCAGGCTCTGGTTATCCGCAAGCTTTACGACGAGTTCGATTGCGACTATATTGTGCTGGACTGCACAGGACTTGGCCTGGGCGTGTATGATGCTTTGGTTCGTGATATGGTTGACCCGGAAAGCGGCGAAATTTATCCTGCGCTGTCCTGTTGTAATAATCAGGAGATGGCGGACAGATGCACGGTAAAGGGAGCAGATAAAGTAATTTGGGCAATCAAGGGTAATCCTGCGCTGAACTCCGAATGCGCTGTCCTGCTGCGTGAGGGCTTCCGAAGCGGTAAGATACGCCTTCTCGTTACAGAGTATGAGGCGGAAAATATCTTGTCTGAAATCAGGGGATATGCCAGCCTTTCACCGGCTGAGAAGGTCAGACTACAAATGCCGTACATCCACACGACCTTGTTGGTTGACGAGCTTGTCAAACTACAGCATGACGAGTCTGGTGGGCGGGTAAAGATTTTTGAACGGGCGGGTATGCGGAAAGACCGCTATTCCAGCCTTAGCTATAACTACTATGTGGCGGCGCAGCTTGAGAGTAAGCTTATCCGCACAAAGGCGGCAGAGTTTAACTCCAGCGATATCTTCATGTTTAAGCCGCCCAAAATAAAATAGAAAGGTGGTGATACCTGAGTGAGTAGTTCTGAAAACGGCAAGTCTACCAATATGGAGGGCATGATTGGTATCTCCAGAAAGTTCGCCCTACTCAATCACTTGATTACAAGGGATTTGAACAACAACACCAATGCGCCTACATTTTCTCTATATAAGAAAGACGACATTGCTACATATCTGACCAACCCGTACCGATATGAGAAGCAGCTGCGCAAGGCAGTTACTTATATCTACGGGGCAAGTTCTCATTTCCGCAGGCTCATCCAGTATTTCACTGGCCTTTCCGATTTTGCGTATGTCGTATCTCCATACCATATTGACCCGAAGGCCGTTAATATGAAATCGGTCAACCGCAATTACAGAAAGGTCTTGAATACCATGTCTGCAATGAATGTGCGGTCGCAGTTCCCTAAAATACTGACAGTGTGTTTGCGCGAGGACACTTTTTATGGGACGCTGTGGGTCACAAGCGACAGTATCACCATCCAGCAGCTTCCGGCTGATTACTGCGCTATCTCGACCATTGAGGGGAATGTGCTGAATGTGACATTCGATTTTTCTTATTTTGATGGTCACTCACAGTATCTGGAGTTCTATCCGACAGAGTTCCAGACAAAGTATAAGGTTTATCAGAAGAATAGGCAGAAAAAGTGGCAAGAGCTGGATTCCCCGACATCCTTCGCTATCAAGTGTAACAACGACATTCTGGATTATGCCATTCCTCCGTTCGCAGGTATTTTGCGGGAGGTGTATGACCTCGAAGATTATAAACAGCTAAAGCTCACTAAGACCACTCTTGAGAACTATGCCATGCTGGTTATGACGCTTGGTATCAATGATGACGGCGAATGGCAGATGGATTTGGACAAGGCCAAAGAGTTTTGGCGCAATCTGGATTCCGTACTGCCGGAGGAAATCGGCAGTGTCCTTTCCCCCATGCCTATCAACAAGATAAGCTTTGAGAAGTCCAATACCGGTGATACGAACACCATCTCTGACGCAGAACAGAATCTCTTTACAGCGGCTGGTGTATCTTCACTCCTGTTCAACAATGATAAAGCTTCCGCAAATGCGCTGCTGCTTTCTATTAAGGCAGACCAAGCGGTTACCTTTGGCATTGTAAAAAGCATTGAGGATATGGTCAACCGCTTCATTCAGTATCAGGGGTACGGAAAGAATTTCAAAATCACATTCCTTGATTGCAGTCCTTTCAACAGAAAAGAGTTGGGAGATATGTATCTCAAAGCGTGTCAGTATGGTCTTCCTTTTATTTCCATGTATGCGGCATCGCAGGGATTGTCTCAGAGCGAAGTTGATTGCATGAGCTTCCTTGAAAATGATGTGCTCGGTCTTGCTGAACGGTTTAAGCCGCTGCAGAGTTCTTCTACGCAGAGTTCTTCTGCAAGCACTGCAGCAACCGATGAGGGAGGCGCTCCGCAGAAGGATACGGGTGACCTGACCGACTCCGGCGAACAGTCCAGAGAAGACTCTGACGACTGGGGCTAATCGGAGGTATGTATATGGAGAATTTCATTTATGTGTTTGATGAGAATGCTCGTGACCAGTTGCTGTCCAAAGGGTGTGAAATGCTGGGGCAAAATAACGAGAAACATATCTTTGTGTTTTTGAATACAGGCAATCTGAATTTTGAAGACGAGGATATTCGATATGTACTGTCAGACACGCTGACATTCTGACCCACGCTTGCACAAAGCGTGGATTTATTTTATCCAAAGGTGGTGAACTGTGATATGGGCGAGAGAAACATGAGCATCGTGTTCTCTTCCGGGATACGCAATCTTGTTGAGCGCAATTCATCTTTTGACAGCGGCGTTCTCCGTGTAGCGTACACCGGGAAAAACCGCAATAACAGCTTCATCAGCAAGGAAACCTTTGAACGATGTATGCCGAGTATCTATAACTGTCCTATTGTGTGCAACTACGACAGGGAATCAGATACCATCGGGTCACATGATATGGAGCTTGTCTCTGACGACAATGGAATGCGGATTGTGAATATCACGCAGCCGGTAGGTGTGATTCCTGAAAGCGCAAAGTATTGGTGGGAGGAAATTGAAGATGACTCCGGCCTGCATGAATACCTCTGCGTGGATGCGCTTATCTGGAAGCGGCAGGAAGCATACCGCAAAATCAAAGATGACGGCATCACGGATGAGTCTATGGAGATTACCGTGAAAGAGGGCGGAATGGTCGATGGCGTATATGTTATTGACCGATTTGAGTTTACCGCCTTTTGTCTCTTGGGTACGGCAAGGCCGTGCTATGAATCAGCATCGTTGGAGATGTTCTCATGTGATGATTTCAAACAGCAGCTTGCAATGATGATGCGAGAATTCAAGGATTCGTTTATTACAGCACAACCCTCGCAAGAGGTTGGCATACACCCACAAAATTATTCGGAAGGAGGAGAAGAGGTATTGGAACAGAAAGTTGCACTGATGGCAGAATTCGGCCTGACTGCCGATATGCTTGACTTCAACATTGAGGAGTTTTCCGTGGAAGAGCTTCGGGCTAAGTTTGAAGAGTTGAAAGCCGCCACCGCTGCTCCCGCAGCAGAACCCGAGAAAGGTACTGAAAACTTTGCCCTGGAAAGCCAGTTCCGTCAGGAGCTGTTTGGCGCTCTGGAGGCAGAAAAGGTTGAGACCTGCTGGGGCATGGATTCTCACTATTGGTTCTGGGACTATGACCAGGATGCGTCCGAAGTGTACGCAACCGATGTCACGGACTGGAATCTTTACGGTTTCCCCTACTCAATGGATGGCGACCATGTGGTCATTGATTTTGCCGGTAAGAAACGCATGAAGCTTGCACTTGTCCCGTTTGATGAGGGCGGGCAAGCTGACCCCATCAGCGGTATGTTTGCAAAGGTTGCTGAGAAGTACACCGCAAACGATACCCAGTGGGCGGAGAAGTACCAGACCGCCTCCGACACGATTTCGTCTATGGAGAACGAGCTTGGCACTTTGCGCCAGTTTAAGACAGACACCGAGAACGCCATTGCCAAGGGCGAGCGGGATGAAGTCTTCGCTCAGTTTGAAGACTTGGTCGGCGTCGAGGCATTTGAAAATCTGCGTGAGCACTGCATGGACTACACGGCAGATGCTTTGGAGGAAAAATGCTACGCAATCCGTGGCAGAAGCGGCGTGACCGCAAAGTTCTCTTATGAACCCAAAGCCCCCAAACTGCCCATCCAGCGAGCAGAACCGACGCAGGAGCCTTATGGCGGTGCGTTTGCTGAGTATGGCTTTTCTAAGCCCAGTCAGCACAATTAAATAAACAACAAGGAGGAGTCGATTATGGCTTATACAGTTATCCGTACCGATTTGATGAGCGGTACCAAACAGCCTGCTGACCTCGTTTCTCTGCGCTTTTATGGTGCGGACGGTCAGCCCGCCGAGGTTGAAAACGGCGTTATCGTCAAGCTTCAGGGATATGAAGATGGTGAGCGCGAGGTGATGAAGGCTGTCGCCGCTACTGCGGACGATGACCTGAATGAGTGCGCTATCGTTGCTGGCGTTGAGGTTATGTACGATGAGCGCAAGAAGAATCTCGATGAGTATATCAACGAGGCCGGTAAAGCAGTGCGTGGTTATATCCCCCGCAGCCGCAACATTTTCTCCGTGACCAAAGAGGGTTTTGTGGGCGGTACTGCTCCCACCAAGGGCGCCAAGGTCGGCATTGGTACTGGTGGCAAGATTGATGCTGCTGCTACCGGGCTTGGTGTCTGCGCAGATATCGAGGTCGCCGGTCGCTACACCTACTATGTCATCAAGCTTGGCAAGACCGAGACCGTTGGCGGTTAATTTGAAGGGAGGAGAATAACTATGGCTGAAATGAAAGATATCATCAAGATTGCCGTCGATGCTTATCACGGCAATGTTGAGCAGTATTCCGTTGGTCAGTCTATGGA